GCTATTCGCGGTCATGGCTTACATCGCAGTTCCTGCGGTGGTGGATTCACGCTCGAGTGAGGCTATTGGACTGCTGGAATCGTTCGGAGTAGATGCTGGATCTGACGCAAATGACGTTTCGTATCAAGATCATGACTATGTGGTGGATCAGTTACAGTACATGTTAGATGGATACGAGGCTGGCGACGTTATTGATGCACTCGTCTACAGAAATTGGTTACATCATTCTGTTTATTGCTTATTGCCACCCAAAAGTCAGTTGCTAGAGTATTGGAAAAGTAATCCATCAGTGATACCAGACAATGTCGACCGTCGACTTCGTAAAAGATTAATGCTAAAGAAAGATCTCAGAAAAGATGATGAGTATAATCAGCTCGCGCGTGCCTTTAAGATATCGGATGTTTACGCACCCCTCATCTCATCTACGACGTCACCGATGACAATGATCCAGAACTTGAATCAGGGCGAGATTGTGTACACTACGACGGATAGGGTAATTGGTGCCAGAGTCTTATTATATGCTCCTAGAAAGTACTATGCGTCAACTCTATCATTCACCATGACTAGGTGCGTCTTACCCTTTGGCAAAGAAGTGAGTCGTGTCCCTCACTCTAGATTTAACGTTGGCACGTTTCCGTCAATTGCTACCCCAAAATGTTCCGTCATGAGTGGTGTTGACATTGAGTCCATCCCAAATGAATTCATCAAGCTGTTTTATCAGCGTGTCAAGAGTATTCACGCTAACATACTGAATGACATATCACCTCAGATCGTTTCTGACATGATAAACAGAAAGCGTCTGCGCGTTCATACTCCTTCAAATCGTCGAGCTGCGCAGTTGATGCATTTGCCTTACCACGTTAAACGAGGAGCATCTCACGTAGACGTTTACAGGGTGGATGTCGTAAACGTACTGTTCGAGGTGGTGGATGTGGCCGATGGACTGCGCAGCGTATCTAGGAAACTGATTATGCATACCGTCCCAGTATGTATTCTTGAGCTGTTGGGCATCGAGATTGCGGACTATTGCATTCGTCAAGAAGATGGTATGTTTACAGATTGGTTCCTGCTTTTAACCATGCTTTCCGATGGCTTAACTGATAGAAGAACGCATTGCCAATACTTGATTAATCCGTCGAGTATGCCTCCTGATGTAATACTTAATATCTCGATTACTGGATTCATAAACAGACATACAATCGACGTCATGCCTGATGTATATGACTTCATTAAACCTATTGGCGCCGTGCTGCCTAAGGGATCATTTAAGTCAACAATTATGAGAGTTCTTGATTCAATATCAGTATTGGGAGTCAAAATCATGCCGCGCGCACATGTAGTTGACTCAGATGAGGTGGGCGAGCAGATGGAGCCTACGTTTGAGCATGCGGTTATGGAAATATACAAAGGGATTGCTGGCGTTGATTCGTTGGACGATCTTACCAAATGGGTGCTGAACTCAGATCTCGTCCCGCATGATGACAGGCTTGGTCAATTATTTCAAGCGTTTCTGCCCCTCGCAAAAGACTTGCTAGCTCCAATGGCTAGACAGTTTTATGATAACTCAATGAGTGAGGGTCGACTGCTGACATTCGCTCATGCCGATAGTGAGCTGCTGAACGCGAACTATTTTGGTCACCTATTGCGACTAAAAATACCATATATTACAGAGGTTAATCTGATGATTCGCAAGAACCGTGAAGGTGGAGAGTTATTTCAGCTTGTGTTGTCATATCTATATAAAATGTATGCTACTAGCGCGCAGCCTAAATGGTTTGGATCATTATTGCGATTGTTAATATGTCCTTGGCTACATATGGAGAAATTAATAGGAGAAGCCGACCCGGCATCTACGTCTGCTGAGATTGGGTGGCACGTTCCTCGCGAACAGCTGATGCAAGATGGATGGTGCGGATGTGAAGATGGATTCATCCCTTATGTCAGCATACGTGCACCGAGATTGGTTATAGAGGAGTTGATGGAGAAAAACTGGGGCCAATATCATGCTCAAGTCATTGTCACTGATCAGCTTGTCGTGGGCGAACCGCGGAGGGTATCTGCTAAGGCTGTGATTAAGGGTAATCACTTGCCAGTAAAATTGATTTCACGATTTGCATGTTTTACATTGACGTCGAAGTATGAGATGAGGCTTCCGTGTGGCCATAGCACTGGACGAGGTGCTGCATATAACGCGAGACTAGCTTTCCGATCTGACTTGGCGTGATCCGTGACATGCGTAGTGTGACACCTG